GCAGTAGGCGTTGGCATCGAGGCTCCGGCCCTTGCGCTTGATCTGCGCCCGATATTCCTTCCCCGGCTGCAGCTCGTCCACCACATCCATGGCGGAAAGCGCCGTCGGCACCCGCAGGCACAGCCAGTCTCCCGCCCCGTCCTGCATCCATTTGGCCTCCAGCACGCTGACCTCCGTCATGGCTGCACCGCCTCCTCTCTGGGCCATTGCCCCGTTTTCAGGCACTTTGCCAAGTACCGCAGCCTCGGCAGATACGCCCGCTCCACCCATTCCTCGTCATAGGGGATGGGATGAAAACTCATGCGCCCCATGTCGATGGGAAGGAAGTAGTTCTGGATCTCCGCCTCCGTCATCCGGTAGGCTGCAATGCGGCACTCCTTCCGCCGCCGCAGCCCCCATCCGCTTGCCAGCATCTCCACCTGACACTGCTGCCAGTATTCCTTGCTCACCCGAAATTCCGCCTTGCTGTGGGTCTTGACCTCCGTGATGAGCCGGGCATCCTCGCCGTCGTAGTTCACCCGCAGCCGCAGCCCGTGGATTCGTACCTGCCGGTCTCTGGTGCGGATGCCCAGCGCATCCAGGATCTTCCCCTCATAGGCCGTCCCCGCCTGCATGGCCGGGGGGGGGAAGGGCTC